TAATGCCCTTTTTGGCATGGAGTATGATCGTTATGAAAACGAACATGCTGAGATCTTCGACACGGAATCTTCAGATCGAGCATTTGAAGAAGAAGTACTCATCGTAGGTTTTGGCAATGCTTCTGTTAAATCGGAAGGCCAAGGCGTTCAGTTTGACAGTGCAACTGAAGGATTTACTGCTCGTTATACTCACGAGACAGTAGCTCTTGCGTTTGCGCTGACTGAGGAAGCAGTAGAAGATAATTTGTATGACCGCCTTGGCGCTCGTTATACAAAGGCTCTTGCAAGAAGTATGGCTCACACTAAACAAGTGAAAGCTGCTAACGTATTGAATAATGCGTTCAGTAGCAGTTATACCGGCGGCGATGGTGTTTCCTTAATCAATACTGCACACACATTAGCTGATGGAGGATCACTGGCAAACCGTCAAACAACGATGGCAGACCTTAATGAAACTTCATTGGAAAATGCTTTGATCAGCATTTCAACTTTTGTTGATGACAGAAATATGATTCTGGCTTTAAGAGGAATGAAACTAATTGTTCCTCCTCAACTTCAGTTTGTGGCTGATCGTTTGTTAGAAACTCCAGGAAGAGTTGGAACTGCAGACAATGACATCAACGCAATTAAGAATATGGGACTGTTGCCGGAAGGCTACGCAGTTAACCATTTCTTGACGGATACTGATGCATGGTTCCTCAGAACTGACTGTCCTGATGGGTTTAAGCACTTTGAAAGAACCCCGATTAGCACTTCTATGGAAGGTGATTTCGATACGGGTAATGTTCGCTACAAAGCTAGAGAGCGTTATTCCTTCGGATGGAGCAATCCTCGATGTGTCTTCGGATCTCAAGGCGCTTAAAAGGTTTCATGTGAAACCATGGAAGGGGGGTGTAATGCCCCCCTTTTAATTGTAGTATAATGACGCTATGCGTTGGTTCTAGGAGGAACTGTTATGCCTACTCATTTTCGTACTGGTGTATCCAATCAGGTACCCGGAAACCCTTTATTTCAACTCCCGTATTTAGACCCTACTAAGTACACAACTTATTTTAATGATTTTCTTACTTATCACGCTGATGAGTGGACAATCACTACAACCGAAGCAGGTTCAGGTGCTGCAACTGAAGCACTTGCAAGCGGGGCTGGCGGTTGGCTTTTAATCACTAACGATGACGCTGATAACGATTTGGACTTTCTCCAACTGAAAGGGGAAGCTTTTAAATATGTTGCGACTAAAAACATGTTTTTTAAAGCACGATTTAAGGTTAGTGACGCTACCCAATCTGATTTTGTTATGGGTCTTGGTATTACTGATACCACTCCGCTCGATACAACAGATGGAGTCTTTTTCATAAAAGCTGATGGTGCTGCCACCATGGATTTTCTTATTGAAAAAGATAATTCTGCGACAACCAATAGCTCAGTTGCTACTGTATCTGACGATACGTTTTTGACTGCATCTTTCCATTACAACCCAACTGGTGGAAGTTCCGGTGGAGGTGCTTTTGAAATCTTTATAGATGATTCAAAAGTTGCAACGGAAACTACGTTAACAAATGTCCCTGATGACGAAGAACTTACTGTTAGTTTTGGTATTCAGAATGGTGCCGCTGCAGCAAAGACGATGACCGTTGATTACATTTTTGCAGCAGTTGAGCGATAATTGTAAGAGAGGTATCTTGTTATGACCCTTAAAGGTTCAGGTAGTGATGTAACATCCAGCTTTATAACGGCTGCTGCTGCAGATCCTAATGGTATTAGCACCGCTGCTACTATCAGTGGTGCTGCTAATTTAACTATTAATGGTGCATTGGCTGATGGGGGGTCCGTTACGATGGATTGCCCGAGAAACGTCACCATATTATCTGCCGCTGATGACTCAGGTATTACGTTTACAGTCACTGGCACAGATGAAAGTGGAACTGCTATAACTGAAGTTATAACAGGAGCTGATTCTACTACTGCAACGGGGAGTAGTTTTTTTCAGACTGTTACCCAGATAGCAACTTCAGGTTCTTCTACAGGTAACGTAAGTGCAGGATCTGGTACAAGTTGTTCTGGTGTTATTTCAGCATCAAGATGCCGTTTGCGCGGTATTTATGTGGTCAATGGAAGTGGCGCTGCGACTATAGTATTCAGAGAAGGTTCCGGCACAGGGACAATTGTTATGCAATTTGCGACTGTTGCAGGAGCAAGTACGAACTCTTACCCTGATGTACCGGATGATGGTCTTTTGTTTAAAGCTGGAGGGTATGTAACTTTTACTGCTGTTACAGATCTAACTGCAATGACAACATTCTTTTCTTAAAGGCATTGGCAAATGGCTACATCAGGATCTAGAGATTTTGAGCCAGATGTTGCGGAATATATAGAAGAGGCATTTGAAAGATGCGGTCTGGAGTTTCGCACCGGGTATGATGGGGTCACCGCAAGGCGATCCCTCAACCTGCTGTTCGCTGATTGGGCAAACCGTGGCTTAAACCAATGGACCGTCACCAATTCAGCAACCACCTTAACCGAAGGCAATGAATACCTAGATCTAACTGCAACGACAATTGATGTGCTTGATGTTGTCATCAGAAGAACTGAAGGCAGCACAACAACTGACATTTCGATGCAGCAGTTAAGCCGATCAGGTTACTGGAATATTCCAAACAAATCGAGCAAAGCCAGACCGACACAATGGTTCTTGGACAAGCAAGTTACACCTAGATTGTATTTCTGGCCTGCTGCTGAAAACAGCACAGATCAACTAATTATTAATAGATTGGTACGCATTGAAGATGCAGATGCCAGTGTTAATACTCTTGATATGCCATTTAGGTTCTATCCTTGTCTTGCCGCTGGACTTTCTTACTACATTGCTTTAAAGAGAGCCCCTGATAGAGTCCAGATGTTAAAAGGATTCTACGAGGAAGAGTTTCAACGCGCAGCAGACCAGGATGAAAGCAGAGCTTCTCTGAAGATTGCCCCAGGCATTTCTTCTACTAGGAGGCCGTAATGGCTTATGCATCTGGCAAATACTCAGTTGCTATATGTGATAGATGTGGCTTTAGGTATAAATACACTGAATTAAAAAAAGAATGGACTGGATTTAGAGTTTGTTCTGAGTGTTATGAACCTAAAAATCCGCAACTTGAGCCTCCTAGAAATCTCGCTGATCCTGAAGCTTTAAGGCATCCTAGGCCATCTTTATCTGCTTCATCTATTGCAGGAGCGGGTGTAGTGCGGACAATTAACCCTAACCAGATGATAACGGTAACAGGTGACTCGATAGGTTCAGCTTTTGACGGGCTGAAAGCTACAACGAGTGTGGGAACCGTAACGGTGACAGTATGAGCTTTACCTATGCACAATTAAAAACAGCAGTCCAAAACTACTGTGAAACAGCAGAAACAACTTTTGTTGCTACATTGCCTACGTTTATTAAAGAAGCAGAAGAAAGAATACTTAAAAATGTAGAAATGCCTATTTTTAGAAAGAATCAAACAGGCCAAGTAACTTCTAGCAATACTTATCTTTCAACGCCTGATGACTTTTTAGCGCCTTATAGCTTGGCTGTTATTTCAAGCAGTGTGTACTCGTACTTATTGTTTAAGCATGTGTCTTTTATTAGAGACTATACGCCAAATGCATCAACTACAGGTCAGCCCAAGTATTACGCTACATTTGATGATGACACATTTATTATTGCTCCAACGCCGGATCAGACTTACAGCGTAGAACTTCATTATAAATATAGACCCGTATCTTTAACCGCTGGCGCAGACGGAACTTCTACCTGGCTTTCTATTAATGCGCCTGACGCTATGTTGTACGGGACTTTGATAGAAGCGGCTACTTTCCTTAAAGCTCCAGAAGAGGTTGGTTTGTACCAACAACGATTTGATATGGCTTTAAAGTCATTAGCAAGCACGGGTGATGGGTATGGCAGAAGAGATGAATACAGAAATGATATTGCAAGAGGCATGGCCTAGTTATGTTTGGCATAGAAATCAACATGTCTCCTGGTGAGGTTAATGTTCAAACTACCCAGGAGCGTGGGCATAACACGCAAGAATTGTCATCTAATGCAGTAAATAAAATTATTAGCATTGCTGATACCGCAGATCCTGTTATCAGGCAGCAAGCTGAAGCATTCAAGGAACGTATGTTCTACGTTATTTTCCACACCTTAAATCAGGCTGTAGAAAGTGACAGGACAACGCTTTATAACCAGTTAAAGAAACAAGGCCATGATGACATGGCTGAAATATTGAGGAAATTATAATGGCTATAACTCAAGCAATGTGTACGTCTTTTAAAACAGAATTACTGACGGGAACACATAATTTTACTAACAGCAGCGGTAACACATTTAAAATAGCTTTGTACACAAGCAGTGCTTCTTTAGGAGCGGGAACTACGGCTTACACTACTAGTAACGAAGTTTCTGGGACTGGGTATACCGCAGCGGGTGCTGCCCTCACTAACGTAACCCCATCAGCGGATGGCACTACTGCTATAACAGACTTTTCGGATGTAACTTGGTCAAGTTCTACAATTACAGCTAGAGGCGCGTTGATTTACAATGACTCTGTTTCTGATAAAGCGGTACTAGTTTTGGATTTTGGTGCCGATAAAGCTTCTTCTTCTGGAGACTTTACAATTGAGTTTCCAGCAGCGGCTGCTGCTACAGCGATAATTAGGATCGCCTAATGGCCGATGTAACCATATTTTTTGGGGGTTATAGCAGCATAACCCAAACCTACAACTCTGGTGGTTATAACCAGGATGTAAGTTTTACGGGTCTTTCTGGATCTGTAAGTAGTGTTGCTGTTGTGCTCGATATAGATGTTGTTGTTACAGGCATTGAAGCAACTTCTGCCGTAGGGTCAGTAACTATTGCCGAAGGCGAAGGGATTACCGTAGAAGTTACTGGGGTAGCGGCAACAGGTTCTGCTGGAGGTATTAATATGTGGGGGTCAATTAATGATTCACAAACACCAAATTGGACAGAAATAGCGGCATAAATTATGACAGCAACTTATGTAAATAATCTGCGAGTAGCAGAGCCAGCAGACGGTGATTCAAACTGGGGCAATACTACTAATACTAGCCTTGAATTGATTGGCGAAGCATTAGGCTATGGCACTGAAGCTATTACAACTAATGCAGACACTCACGCATCAACTGTTGCAGACGGATCAACCGACCAAGCAAGGGCAATGTACCTAAAGTATACGGGTACGCTTGACTCTACTTGCACCATAACGATTGGCCCAAATACCATGAAGCGTTTTCAAATTATAGAAAATGCCACAAGTGGTAGCCAATCCATTGTAATAAGCCAAGGTAGTGGCGCAAATGTCACTATTGGTTCTGGGGCCGTCAAAGCCGTTTACCTTGATGGTGCTGGTTCTGGTGCAGCAGTGATTGATGCTTTTGTTGACCTAGATCTTACAGGAACAACAACAGTTGCAACGCTAACTGCGTCCGGCGTTGTTACAGGTTCTACATTAGAAGCAACCGCAGATACGTCTGCTGGTGACAATGCGGCAATGGGCTATACATCAACAGAAGGTTTGATATTAACAGGCCAAGGCTCAACTAATGATATCACCATCAAAAACGATGCAGATGCTGACGTAATAGAAATACCAACTGGCACAACAGAAGTTAACATTACCAATGCGCTTAAAATAATTGGGACAACACCTAGCATTACAATTGGTGATGCTGGTGAAGAAGACACTAAGATCGTTTTTGACGGTCACGCTCAAGATTTTTACATTGGTTTAGATGATTCGGCAGATGACTTAGTGATTGGTCTGGGGTCTACTGTAGGGACTACCCCCGCGATTGCCATCAATGAAAGCCAGCAGGTTACATTTGCTCAAAATGCCACCTTTAGTGGATCTCTTACAAGTGGCGGGGCAGCGGTTAAAGTTGCAGGACTTGAGACTATTTATGTCCCTGCTGCCGCTATGTACCCAAATACAACAGCGGGTTGTGCAGACTTAGCCCAGGTAGAGTTGAGTAATGGGCCAGAACTTAAATGTTTGGATTTTGATGCAAGCTCTGATGAAAATGCACAGTTTACAGTTATTTTCCCTAAAAGCTGGAATGAAGGCACAGTTACTTTTCAAGCCTTTTGGACTGTTACAGGCACTAACACAGGCACTGTAGCATGGGGGCTGTCTGCCGGATCAATGGCAGATGATGCAAGTATCAATACAGCTTTTGGGACTAACGTAGTAGCTACCGCAAAAGCATTCAGCGGAACCTCTAACGACATGACGGTGTCGGCAACCAGTGGTGCAGTCACTATTGCTAATGCCGCTGCTGACACAATGACCTATTTCCAAATCATGCGCGATGTTTCAGCAGACGATCAATCAGGTGACGCTAGGCTTTTAGGTATTAAATTATTCTTCACGACTGATGCGGCGAACGATGCATGAGTAATTTTGGCTACAATGTGCTTGGTTTTGGGGCTTTCCCTAGTAGAGGCGGACCAATCGACATAACCTATCTTGTTATTGCTGGCGGTGGTGGTGGTGGTAAGCAAGGCGGTGCATTAGGACAGTCCGGAGCTGGTGGCGGTGGTGCAGGAGGGCATGTTACAGGCACAGCCACAGTATCAGCAGCATGTGTTGTTACAGTAGGTGCTGGAGGCGCAGGAATTACTGGCAATGTCAGTCAACAAGGTAATGATGGAACAGCCTCAACAATCGCTGGTATTAGTACATCTTCTGTTGCTGGAGGTGGAGGCGCAAGAGGCGTTTATCCCACAAATGTTGACGGAAATGATGGCGGTAGTGGTGGTGGTGGATGTAATAACAGTGGCGCAGGCGGTTCAGGAACTTCAGGACAAGGAAATGACGGAGGCACAGGTAATACTGACGGTACTGAATATGGCGGTGGTGGTGGCGGTGGAGCCGGAGCGGTAGGCCAAGACGGTAGTGGTTCAAGTGGAGGCAATGGCGGCGCAGGAACCAGCACATATTCGGCGTGGGCATCTGCAACGTCTTCTGGTGATGGAGGTCTTTACTGTGGCGGAGGAGCCGGTTCAGGATATGTAAACGCTGGTGGAGGAGGTGATGGTGGCACAGGCGGTGGCGGGGGAGGCGGCTCTGACAATACTGCCGCCACCCCCGGCGATGCAAACACTGGAGGAGGTGGAGGCGCTGGTGGCGGTCGTGAAGGAACATATCCATCAAAAGCAGGTGGCTCAGGCATTGTAATTATTCGATATTCGGGAAGTCAGGTAGGCACTGGTGGAACAGTAGTTGAGAACGGTGGCTACACTTACCACACATTTACATCTTCTGGGACTTTTAGTAATTAAATTATGGCTCATTTTGCACAAGTTGAAGACGGGATCGTAACGACAGTTATTGTTGCAGAGCAAGACTTTATTGATGCTCACCGCGAAGGAACGTGGGTGCAAACGTCTTACAATACTCGTGGAGGTATTCATTACGGGCAAGATGGCGAACCCGATGGCGGCACAGCATTACGGAAAAACTATGCAGGAATAGGTTTCATTTATGATTCTGCAAGAGATGCTTTTTATT